ACCGGATGGCCGCGCGATTTTGCCCCCCCCCCACGTGGCGCGCTGGTGTCCCTCCGATCCCGCTCCCCTTTGGCGTGCCCTCTCTCTCTGTCACCCGGCTCAATTCAATTGAGCGCTTTTTTGGAGTCCGCGAAATGAGTTAACCGCTTTGGTTTGGCGTCCGTTGACCTTGACTATACTTTATTTTAAATTAAAGTTGTGCTATTTATATTGTCCAATCATTTCGCCCTCCTATTATTATCGCACGACGCTCAATTGTCACCGTCCGATTAATCTATAAGGATTGGCGCTCGTTTAATTTGAAATTAGAATTATTGGTGTGCGTCGTGCTACCTGGGCCCATTGTACACCATTTGTTACGTGGACCAGTTGAATAACCATTTGGGAGTTAATTTGAATAGGAATTGATGTATAAATTCGTTGTTGATGGAGTTAGATATCAATCTTGTTTAACCAAAGGAGTTATATATTTTTATTAAGCTGAAGATGTTTAACTCTAACTATAGACGTGGATGGTCCTCCAATCAGCGACGGGGTAATTATTCTCGTAACCCCGTTTTTAAGCGTTCATATGCTGCTAAGCGTAGTGATGTAAAGCGTCGCTCGATTAACCGTAATAAGGCACAAGAGGATGGCAAGATGTCAGCCCAACGCATACATGAGAACCAGTTTGGGCCTGAATTTGTTATGGGCCACAATTCGGCCATTTCAACCTTCATTACATACCCAAGTCTGTGTAAGACCCTCCCTAACCGGTCCAGGTCCTATATCAAGCTGAAGCGTTTACGTTTCAAAGGTACTGTCAAGATTGAGCGTGTTCACGGTGACCTGAACATGGACGGTTCAACTGCTAAAATTGAAGGAGTATTCTCCCTTGTTATTGTGGTGGATCGCAAACCCCATTTGGGTTCATCAGGATCGCTGCACACGTTTGACGAATTATTTGGTGCAAGGATCCACAGCCATGGTAACTTGGCAATAGCACCCGCTCTCAAGGATCGTTTTTATATACGCCATTCAATCAAACGTGTTGTGTCCGTAGAGAAGGATTCCCTGATGTTCGACCTTGAAGGATCGACCACTCTCTCTAATAGGCGTTATAGTTGTTGGTCTTCGTTTAAGGACGTTGACCGTGAGTCATGTAATGGGGTCTATGCTAACATTAGCAAGAACTCTGTCTTAGTTTACTACTGTTGGATGTCGGATGTAATGTCCAAGGCTTCTACTTTTGTATCTTTTGACCTTGATTATATTGGATAATTTAAGAAATTAATATAAGCGCAACGCAAATAACTTATTATTGATTAAGTCATAAATACAATTATCTTCTGAAAACAATTTTATTGCAAAGATTTGGGCTGCGAAGGGGTACAGTTGCTGTTAATACATTCCTGGGCCGCTGTCCTAACCAGTTCATTCAATTGCGCCATTGACATGGTTATGTTGGACTGGGCCCTATGTGCTCCAACTATTGAGGCCGAATCGCCTGGGTCCAATGCGCTGGTCCCCAGTCTATGCAGTTGTCTGTATGGGTGCGTGCTGTTATCTATCTCGGAGTCCGCATCCGAATTTGGATTGCCCACAGCACTCCTTACGGCCCATGACTCTCCTGGCCTTATTTCAATTGGGCCGTTTAGCCCAACACCCGATATGGATGCGGACCTGATCATCTTCCTCTCCCATTTTCCGTATCCCACGTGGCTGAAATCGATGTCCTTCTCTGTAAACTGCTTGGACAGGATTTTGACCGTCGGTGCACGGAAAGGTATATCGACTGAATGTTTTGCCGTTGACAGTTTCAGTTTCCCTTTGAATTTGGCGAAGTGTGTCCTCTGGTGAACATTCGTGTCGCTAACCCTGTAGTACAGTTTCCATGGAATTGGGTCCTTGAGGGAAAAGAAGGAAGATGAAAAATAGTGGAGATCTATGTTGCATCTGATCGGGAATGTCCAAGAGGCCTGCAGCGATTCGTTATCTGTCATTCTCTTGTCATGGATCTCCACGATGACGGAGCCCACGGCGTTAATGGGTACCTGTTGCCTGTATTCTATGACGCAGTGGTCTATTTTCATACAGCTGCGACTGAGCCTTGCGCTTAATTGAGACGCCGTTGAAGGAAACTGCAGGATTATCTCAGTTAGGTCATGAGAAAGCTGGTATTCGTCGCGATGCGATTCTATGTAGTTAAAAGCGTTGGGAGCTTGGGCTAACTGAGAATCCATAATAATAAGATATGGTCGCGCAGCGAGATCGTCTGACTGAAGTGAATGGGTTGGAGTAAAGATTAACTGAAGTGAATAGGCAAATATAATAATAATAATGAGAAGTTTAGTTGGAATGTTTAGGACGGATTGAGAGGAGATATTGTCTAACTAATTTGTTTTGTATAACATCTGTTATGTTAGCCCTTTAAATAGAAAACGTTCCTCCTTTGTAATGGAGTACTTTGAATAAGCTATCTAAAACGACGTGGTTTCGATGGCATTTCTGTAAATAAGAGGGTGTACTCCGATTGATTTCTCTCTCAAAAGTCTATATGAATTGGAGTATTGGAGTACAATATATACTAGAACCTCCTAAGGACTATTTGGAGACTCCTAGCGGCCATCCGTATAATATT